GAGCCTAAAGACAGAGTTGGAGCTGATAGGAGATTTTTATGGCTTTACCGAAACAGGTTGAACAGCAACTGAAAGAAATCGAAGCACTTGAGAAGCAGCTTATTGGTGAAACTGCGCCAGAGCCAACTGAGAATCAGGCCCCTGACCCAGAACCACAAGCAGAGCCGCAAGACCCGACTACAGAAGCTAAACCTGATACGAAGCCAGCTGAGAGTAAAACGGCGGACGTAACGGAAGAGACGTGGCAGCAGAAATACAAAACCCTTCAGGGTATGTACGATGCTGAAGTACCGAGGCTACACGCGCAAGTTAAGGAACTGCAAAATTATGTTGGGCAACTCAAACAACAGATGGACGCAAAACCTGACCCGGTACAAACACAGTCAACGCCTACCACCCGTGAATCTCTCGTAACGGATGATGACGTTGAAGCATTCGGCAAGGACCTAATTGACGTCCAACGCAAGGTAGCGCGTGAAGTCTCAATGGAGTTTAGGGCAGAACTTGACGCTTTGAAGGCTGAGAACAACGAGTTGCGAAAACAAATGCAACAGACTGGTAATCAAGTCGGAGAAGTTTCATTTGAACAGCGCTTGTACCACACGGTACCTGACTGGTCAGCACTAAACAACGATCCTAAGTGGATTGCGTGGTTGGATGAGTTTGATCCAATGCTACGTGCCCCTAGGAGAGCAGCCGCGCAAGGTGCGTATAACGCCAATGATGTCGAAGGTGTTGCGTATTACGTCAAGATGTTTAAAGACGCTAACTCAACTCCGCAAAACGACAATAGGCAAGCCGAACTTGAACGACAAGTCCAGCCGACTCGTAACGCATCGGCTCAGACACCTGTTAGCCAAAAGGGCAGAACCTACACCACTCGTGATGTAGAAAAAATGTTCTTAAAGCTAAAAGACCTGAACATTGCGCATAAATACGACGAGGCTAAAAAACTTGAAGCCGAAATCGATGCTGCGTATATAGAAGGACGCGTAACAGCGTAACTCTATTACAGCAGCTAAGATTAAACCAACTTTGATCTTTTTATAGGAGGCCATCATGGCTGCTGTCTTTCCGGCGAACGCGCCGTTCAACACCAATCCGAGTTACTCGGGTGGTTTTATTCCAACCCTCTGGTCTGGCAAACTCAATGCCAAGTTCTACCAAAACACTATGTTGGCAGAGATCGCCAATACTACGTGGGAAGGCGAACTGAAGAACCAAGGCGATACTGTTCGTATTCGTCTGGCTCCAACGATCAGCATTTCCGACTATGAAGTCGGTAACAACCTGTCTTACGAAGTTCCTACTCCTATCTTTACTGACCTACAAGTCAACAAGGGTAAGTACTTTGGCGTTCAGGTTTCTGATGTTCTGGGCTATCAGTCCGACATCGATTTGATGAACATGTTCACTGATGACGCAGCTAAACAGCTGAAGATTCAGATCGAAAACGAAGTGTTCTTCAACTCGTTCGTAACTGAAGGTCCTGCTTCTGCTAACGAAGGCGGCAGTGCTGGTGCTATTTCTGCTGCATACGATCTGGGTACTGATACTGCCCCTATCGATCAATCAAGTGCAGCTAACGTACTGAATGGCATTTTGCGTATGTCTTCTGTTTTGGATGAGCAGAATGTTCCAGAAACAGGCCGTTGGTTGATTATTTCTCCTTATGACCGTCATCTGTTGATGCAGTCGAACATTGCTCAGGCATATTTCACTGGCGATCCTCAGTCCACGATTCGTTCGGGCAAGATTGGTATGTTAGACCGCTTCACAGTCTACGTATCGAACCTGCTACCGAAGGGTGCGGCTGGTAAAGCCTTGGTGGCTGGCTTGTCGGCTACATCGTCTGGTGGCACAGTAGCGAGTGCTAAAGCTCGTCGTACCATGATTGCTGGTACTAAAGATGCTGTGGGATTCGCTATGACTGTCAACAAGACTGAGCCTTTACGTAATCAAACTGACTTCGGCGACATCGTTCGTGGTCTGGCTGTTTATGGCCGTAAGGTCGTTAAGCCAGAAGCACTGGTTGTTGCTCAGGTAGGTTCGGCATCGTAATACAAGGGGCTTCGGCCCCTTGTTATCAATCTTTTTAGGAGAAAAATCATGGCTGGTACTCAGTTCCCCACTATCGTCGGCGACGTCCAAACGGGCATTACCGCTGGCGCTACTCAAACCCAAGCTGGCGCGACTGCCATCACTGGTGCTATTGCTACTGTTACTGTAGTAGCTGCTGATAATGATGGCGTTATTCTTCCATCTAACATGTCGGCACAATCGCGTGTAGTTATTGCTAATTTAGACGCTGCACAAGATATTAAAGTGTATCCTCCTGTTGGCGGCACCATTAACGGCGCAGCAGCTAACGCCGCTTTGGTGGTAGGTCAGCAGCAAGCGGTTGAGTGTATTCAAATTGGTTCTGCTGGACTAACTTGGATTGCTATGCTTAGTTCGGTAGCAACACCTGCCTAACTTTAGGCTCGGGGCTTCGGCCCCGATTTTCACAGGAGACTTTATGAATGTTTACGAATTAACTGAAAAACTTGGTGGTGAGATTGTTCGTGGTAAAGCTCGTTTTCGCCAAGGTAGTGAATATGTTGTGCTTGGTTTTGTAAACGGCGACGACATGATTTTTACAGAAGAAGGTCGCCAACTAGCCGCCGAACATGGCGCTGAAACTAAGCCTAAGCGTAGTAGACCCGCTAAAGTTGACGTAGTAGAATCCGAACAAGTAGCTCCTGCTGATGATGTGTTGGCTGAAGTACAAGCCGCTGTAGCAGCAGCCGAGCAAATCACAGAAGATGTTCCTTTTCCAACTTTTGAGCCAGCATCACAAACTGGCTTAACCTAAGAGAAAAAAATGGCCACTGTTAAGGTAGTTAGTGTTATAGCAAGAGCACAAACTCTCTTGAAAGACGCTGCCGGGACACGGTGGCCTGTTCTCGAATTGCAGAACTGGCTAAACGACAGCTATCGTGAAATAGTAACTTTGCATCCAGACGCTAACGCAGAAGTAGGTACTTTTACCTGCGCTGCAGGATACAGACAAACACTAGATACTAATTATCCGTATGCGTACAAGGTGCTTGAAGTAATAAGTAATAAAGCAGCTACATCGAATAAAAAGTTTGTAAAGTTAGTTACTAAACAAAGTATGGATTCTATGGTGCCTGATTGGTATAACCATACAGCGTCAGTAAACATTCAAAAATATATGTACGACAAGCGAGTCCCAAAGGATTTTCTTGTCTACCCTCCAGCGACAACATCAGCGCAGTTAGAAATAATTTATTCTACTGTGCCACAACCACATACGCTAACTGAGGCACAGCTTCAGAACTCAGCTACAGCGGAAGTAATACGACTAGACGATATTTACGCTAGTCCTATTTTAGATTATGTTCTTTATCGGGCGTACAGCAAAGATTCTGAACAGCCAAATAACGCTGCACGAGCAACGGCTCATTATCAAGCTATGGTTGCATCACTCAACTTCAAAGTTCAGAGTGATGAGAGCGTAGCACCGGGGAGTTCATAATGTCTACCGTACTTTGGGATGATGTATTACATCTAATCACACCAGAAATCCCTTCGTGCCCTGAAGAGACGATCAAGAAGTATTTGCCTATTGTTGCGTCTGACTTCTTCGCTAGAACACATCTATGGAGAACATCTTTAGAACAAATGTCTACCGTAGTAGATCAAGCTAACTATGATCTAACTGCTGGTTGTTACGATGTAAAGATCGAATCTGTGTTGTGGCTAAAAATAGACGACAAGAATATGACTCACACAGACTCTAGGTTAGTTAACCCAGAGTACTTATCTACAACTGGTCAGCCTACTCACTTCTGGGTAGTAAACGACACAGAAATACGTCTGTTCTATATTCCTGACCAAGTTTGGACTATTAAAGGCGAGGTCGCACTAAAACCTTCCCGCACTGCTCGTGGCATACCTTCGTGGGTATATGAGACTTGGATAGACACAATTATTAGTGGCGCTTTGTATCGTCTATGCCGTATTAAGGATAAAGATTGGACTGACCCTGAATTCGCAGCGTTGCACAAAGGGTTCTATGAACAGGGAGTTACGAATTCTAGAATTCGTGATATGCGTAACGCAAAATTACAAGTGCGTATGCGGCACTTTTAAGGATCAGTTATGTCTGCTGGATTTTACAATATATACATTGAACAAGGTGCAACCTACAACCAACCTTTAGTTTGGAAGGACAGCACTGGTACAGCGGTTAATGTAACTAACTACACTGCTCGTATGCAGATACGTAGGTCTATTACTTCTACCGATGTGATTATCGCGCTGACTACGGAAAACGGACGTATTACAGTTGGCACTACTAACGGAACTATTACGTTGAACATAACTGCTACAGACACAGCAGCACTAAATACTTTTTGTGGGGTATACGATTTAGAAGTTGTATCCCCTGCTGGCGTTGTTACACGATTGTTAGAAGGCGGAGTTGAAGTTAGCCGCGAAGTTACTCGATAGGGTGAAGATATGAGCGACAGAATTGAAGTAGTAACTTCCCCCTCCTCAGATATTATTGAGCTTATTAGTGCTGGCCCCCAAGGCGCTGTCGGTAGCACTGGCCCAACTGGCCCTATAGGCCCTACTGGTCCTGCGAGTGGTCCAACTGGCCCTGTTGGAACAACAGGCGCTACTGGTCCTACTGGTCCTACTGGTCCTACTGGTACTCAAGGTAATACAGGACCCACAGGACCAACAGGTTCACAAGGCAATACAGGTCCTACTGGCGCAACCGGCGCAGCATCAAACGTAGCTGGTCCTACAGGTCCAACAGGTGCACAAGGCAATACAGGCCCTACAGGCGCAGATTCAACTGTAGCTGGTCCAACTGGTCCTACTGGTAGCACAGGTACAACTGGCGCAACAGGTCCAACAGGTGCTGCGTCAAATGTAGCTGGTCCAACTGGTCCTACTGGTAGCGCAGGTACAACTGGTGATACAGGTCCTACAGGTCCTACTGGCGTGGCTGGTCCAACAGGTGCGTCAGGTTCTGGCACTGGTGATGTTATTGGGCCGTCATCAGCAACTGATAACGCCATTGCGCGGTTTGATTTAGCGACCGGCAAGCTGATTCAAAATTCGGTAGTGACTGTTAGTGATACAGGGGAAGTCGCTGGCGTATCCGTACTTGGCACACCCGACTACATTGATTTTGATACTACGCCAACAGTCACCAATGCGGTTGGCCGTATGTACTGGAACAGCGATCAAAACACTTTAGCTGTCGGCCTAACGTCAGCTGTATCGGCTAATGTTGGGCAAACAATGTACGCCCGAGCAACCAATGCTGAAGCAACGACGATCACCAAAGGTCAAGCGGTGTATATGTTCTCCGCAACTGGTGATCGTGTGTCGGTCAAGTTGGCCAACAACACAGGCGACGCGACATCAGCCAAAACATTTGGTTTGGTCGCTGAAAACATCACCGCTGGCGGCACGGGCATGATTATCTGCCAAGGCGTATTGGATGGCTTAAATCTTGGTTCGTACACAGCGGGCGATTCTTTATATCTTGGCGCAACAGCGGGCGCTTTAACTGCGACAAAACCATACGCACCCAATCATTTGGTGTATATCGGAACGGTTGAACGCGCTAACAATGGCAACGGTCAGATTTATGTGCGCGTTCAAAACGGTTACGAGATGGACGAGTTGCACAATGTGTCAGCTCAAAATGCGCAAAATGGCCAAGTTCTGATCTACAACGAAACGACTAGTTTGTGGGAGAAAGCGTATCTCACAGCAGGTACAAATGTAACGATTACAAATGCCGCTGGCGAAATTACAATTGCGGTGCCCGGCGTAGCAGGTCCAACAGGTCCAACTGGTGCCACAGGTAGTACAGGCGCAGCGGGTCCCACAGGTCCTCAAGGTATAGTAGGTCCAACTGGTGCTACAGGCGATACAGGTGCCGTAGGTCCAACAGGTCCTCAAGGTGTAGTAGGTCCAACTGGTGCTACAGGCGATACGGGCGCAGCGGGTCCTACTGGCCCAACAGGTGCGGATTCAACTGTAGCAGGTCCGACGGGTCCCCAAGGTATACAAGGTGTAGCAGGTCCAACTGGTCCAACAGGCGCAGATTCAACTGTAGCAGGTCCAACTGGTGCAACAGGTCCAACTGGTCCGGCGGGTGGCGGTGGCGGTGGCGGAGCAGCTTTCGCTTTAATTTTTGGTTTATAAGGAGTGAATTGTGGCTAATCCGAACATCGGCGCAACGCCAATTTATATTTATGGCAGTAATTCAACAATTACACCAGCGAATACTTCTGCTACATCTTTGGTTAGCAACGCTGCATCAAGTGGCAAGGTCTACAAAATAAATACTATTGTAGTGGCTAACGTAACTTCGTCAGCAGCGACAATTACTATTAATACATACACTGCGGCGGCGTTAGGCGGAACCGCATTTCCGTTCGCATACCAGATTAGTGTCCCACCAAATGCAACACTTATTGTGTGCGACAAAACCACATCGTTCTATTTATTGGAAGATGAGTCTATTGGTGCAATTGTTGGCACAGCCAACGCTCTCACGATCACAGCATCGTGGGAAGAAATCAACGCCTAATAGGTAAGGTATGGGACTTCGTTATCCCGGTGGCATAGTCACAGCGACGTACAATCCGTTGGCTTTAGCCTATGAAACTGCTGTAGTTAATTATTTAGTGGTTGCTGGTGGTGGGTCTGGTGGTTCATCGGCGGGGTCTGGAGGCGGCGGCGCAGGGGGGTATCTTACTGGTTCATTTACACTAGTAACTTCAAGTAAATCAGTAGGTGCTGGGTCTTCATACACCATAATTGTTGGTGCTGGCGGAGCTAGTGTTACTGGTGATACCAATGGTAATTCTGGAACCGCATCATCTTTATCTGGTTCGGCTCCGTCTACAACAATTTCTTCAGCCGGTGGCGGGGGCGGCGCAAAACCATACCCAAATACTCAGACCGGTCTTTCTGGGGGTTCTGGCGGTGGAGGCGGTAGAGGAGGCGCAGGTGGAGCAGGTAATACTCC